AATAATGAACGAATAGAGATTACAGTATTACGTAATTTCATATTCAATGAAGCATTTACAAGAAAGGCCTTACCTTTCTGTAAAGAAGATTACTTTACAAACCGTAATGAAAGAATATTGTTTAGAGAAATAGATATATTCGTAAACAAATATAAAAACATTCCTACTAAAGAAGCATTAACTATAGAACTTGGTCAAAGAAAAGATATTAATGAAGATGAATTTAAATCTGTAAAAGAATTATTAGAATCATTAACTAATGAGACTGTAGATTTACAATGGTTATTTGATACAACAGAAAAGTTTTGCAAAGACAGAGCAGTACATAATGCCGTATTAACTGGTATTAAAATATTAGATAAGAAAGATCCTAGACTTACACCAGAGGCAATACCTGGTATTCTTGCTGATGCTTTGGCCGTTTCTTTTGATAATCATATAGGACACGATTATATAGAAGATGCTACTAGAAGATTTGACTTTTATCATACTAAAGAAAAGAAATACCAATTTGATTTATCTTATATGAACCGTATTACTAAAGGCGGTGTACCACCTAAAACTTTAAATATAGCTTTAGCAGGTACTGGTGTTGGTAAATCTTTGTTTATGTGTCATTGTGCTAGTGCTTTTCTAACACAAGGATTAAATGTATTATACATTACGATGGAAATGTCAGAAGAAAGAATAGCTGAACGTATTGATGCCAATTTATTAGATGTAACAATGGACGATTTACACAGTATGCCTAGACAACTGTATGACGATAAGATTGAAAAAATTAAATCAAAGACTGTAGGTAAATTAATTATAAAAGAATACCCTACAGCATCAGCACACGCTGGCCATTTTAGAGCATTGTTAAATGAACTGGCTTTAAAGAAATCATTTAGACCAAATGTAATCTTTATTGACTACCTAAATATTTGTTCAAGCAGTAGATTTAAAGGTGGAAATATATCTTCGTACTTCTTCATTAAGGCAATAGCCGAGGAACTACGAGGACTTGCTGTAGAGTTTAATGTACCAATCTTTAGTGCTACACAAACAACCAGAACAGGATTTGTAAGCACAGATATTGGATTAGAAGATACTTCTGAATCTTTTGGTCTTCCAGCAACTGCTGACTTTATGTTTGCTTTAATATCAAATGAAGAATTAGAAGCATTAGGTCAAATGAAAGTTAAGCAATTAAAGAATCGTTATAATGATCCATCTATCAATCGTGCTTTTATTATTGGTGTAGATAGAGCTAAGATGAAATTATATGATGTATCTAACAATGCTCAGAACATAGTAGATAGTAACCAAACAACAAAAACTCCAAAAACTAGTTATGATAAGTTTTCGGATTTTAAAATATAGGAGAAAAAATGGCAAATTTTAAAGTGTTTACAAACGCTTCGGTTCCTTTTGAAGGAAAAAAGATAGCGATAGATGTAGAACACGTAAGAGTAATATTTGAAAACGTGTTAGAAGAAGGCTCAAAGGTTACACTTTGGTCTAAAGATAATAATTGGACTGTACAAGAAAATTTTGATACAGTATTAAAAACTATAAAGGAATAAATGATACAAGAAACATTGTTTAATATACCGTTCTATACTATTCCAGCATTAAATTGGAGTGTAAAGAAAAAAAATTTAACAAAACTATTTAAATCTTATGCAGATAAAAAACACGGAATACAAACATTTCATACTAACAGACAAAGTGATAGAACAGGTTTAGTGGAAGCTTTTACTAATTTATTAGGTGAAGAATTAAATATGTTAAGTCAAAAAATTAAAAGAGACTTAGCCGTTTTAGATGTTTGGTCTGTAACTTATAAACAAGGGGAATATCATTCGCCACATAATCACGGAACAACAGGATTAACGGGCATACTTTATCTACAATTACCAAAAGGATCTCCAGTAACAAATTATATACAACCTTGGAATGATTATATTACAGATAGAACAATTTATTATCCGCTTCCTGTACAAGAAGGACAAATTGTTGTAATACCTAAATTTATAAATCATTTTAGTCCTCCTACAGAAAATAAGAAAGTAAAACAAATAATATCTTGGGATATGAATATACAATAATGAAAAAACAAAAAGTAAGATTTCATAAGAGCGATAGGAGACCTGGCCATCTAGGTGAACAGTTGTCATATGAAAAAAAAATGATTAAGAACAAAGGTAATATCTATTGGCAGGCCGTTGAACAACCAACAGGTACAATTGTTAGACAGTCTTTCTTTGAAGAAGATATATCTCAACTGGTAAACTTTCAAAATGCTAACCGCCAATGGCAATCTAATGGTGGTATACCAAAATTTCTGTGTGACAATATTAAGTAATTATAAATAGTACTAAGTGATATAGTGTATGGTTAGTTTGATTTTATTTATGGAAAATATGAGAGGAGTATGTTTAGTTTTAAGGGATTTATTACAAAGGGTACAAACACCCATTTGGAACACTTAGAGGACTCTATAATAGATAGAGGTTCAAAAGGCGGTAAAGATGCCGTTAACTTTCTAAAGTCAATCAAAAAAATGCTAACAGGCCATATAGGTGGCCGACTTAACGTAACTGTTAAATGGGACGGTGCGCCTGCTGTTATCTGTGGTATTAATCCTGAAAATGGCAAATTCTTTGTGGGCACTAAATCTATATTTAACGTAAATCCAAAAATCAATTACTCAACAGGTGATATATTAAAAAATCACGATGGCCCATTAGCTAGTAAACTTATTGTTTGTTTAAGAGAGTTATCTAAATTAGGTATTACAGGCATACTACAAGGCGATTTATTATTTACAAAAGGTGATGTTAAAACAACTTCAATAGACGAACAAGATTATTATACATTTACACCAAACACAATCACATATGCTGTTCCCGTTAACAGTACTATTGGTAAAAGAATATCACGTGCTCGATTAGGTATAGTATTTCACACAATGTATTCAGGTAAAGATATGAAATCTTTATCAGCAAGTTTTGGGAGTGTAAGAGGTTTTCCTATGGTGTCTTCCGTTTTTATAGCAGACGCCACATATTCAGATACTTCAGGTTCATCAACATTTAATAAATCAGAAATGGCACAATTTGATAACATCATAGCGATGGCTGAAGGTTCATTGTACAAGTCAGAATCTTTATTAAATGATTTTAATAGTACAGATCCTTTAGCAGTAGGTTTTAGACTTAAAACTTTTTTTAATTATTATATAAGAAACTCACAAGGCGATATGGCCAAAGTAAGAGAGTTAATAGAAATGTTTAGATCATATTACGCTAATATGTTGCAACAAGAGATTGATGCTGTTTCAAGGGAAGAAACAAAAAACAAATATAGAAAAATAAGAGATGGTGGTTTAGATTATATTGATAAAAATAAAACATCAATATATTTTGCTATTGCTACTCATATATCATTACAAAGAGCAAAGAATTTTTTAATAAGAAAATTAAATCAAATACAAGCAATTGGCCATTTTATAAGAACACCAGATGGATTTAGAGTTACAAATCCAGAAGGATATGTGGCCGTTGATAGAGTAAGAGGTGCCGTTAAACTTGTAGATAGATTAGAATTTAGTAGAGCAAATTTTACGATTGCAAAAGACTGGGTTAAAGGATAATATGAAATCATTTAAAAAATATCTTTCTGAAGCAATTAATGGGCCAAAAATTATTATGATCGGTGGTCCAGGTTCTGGTAAATCAACGTATTCAAAAATTATTACTGAGAAATTAAAAATACCACACATCTATACTGGAGATATGATGAGAGATTTAGCTAAACAAGATACACCAGAAGGCAAAAAGGTAAAAGATTTGATGAGTCAAGGTAAGTTTGCTCCTTTAGAAGTGGTTGTTAAAGCTGTAAAGGATAGAGTTTCAAAAACAGATGCACAAAATGGTTATGTATTTGATGGTTTTCCTCGTAATGTAGAACAAGCAGAACGTATGAAACAAGAAAAAATAGATTATGATTACGTAATTAACCTTGAAGTAAGTGAAGAAGAAATAATTAAAAGATTAACGGCCAGAGGAAGAGAAGATGATAAACCAGAAATTATTAAAAAAAGATTAGACGTTTATCAAAAAGAAACTGAACCTCTTTTAAATTATTATAAAGATAACATTATTAATATTAAAGCTGAGGGAGACACTCCTGAAAATATAGCTAAAAACATTTTGGAGAAAATAAAATGATTCCTTTCAAAACTTTTAGATTTTTAGTATTAATTAACAACACAACTCCAGGAATTATAGTTGAACAACGTTCCATAAATGTGACTGATGCTACACGAGCAGTACAAGCACAATATGGTAAAGATACCAAAGTTGTATTTTATGGTTTCGGAAACGAAGGAAAACAATAAATGAAAACATTTAAAGAATTTATAAACGAAGCTGCTGTAGATAAAAAAGGACTTAAAAGTTCTACAGGAGGATTAACACAAAAAGGTAGAGATTATTTTAATCGTAAAGATGGCAGTAATCTAAAAGCACCTGTAACAAAAAAACCATCTGAATTAAAAAAAGGCAGTAAGGCATATAATAGACGTAAGTCATTCTGTGCTCGTATGTCTGGTAATCCAGGCCCAATGAAAGACGAAAAGGGTAGACCGACTCGTAAGGCATTGGCATTAAGAAAGTGGAATTGCTAGTGAAATCGTTTGAACAAATACTTTCAGAAGGCCTATACGATCCAGGTATATTTAAGGCTTTCTTTTTAGCAGGTGGGCCAGGTTCAGGCAAATCATTTGTTGCACGAAACGTATTTACAGGTACAGGTTTAAAATTTGTAAATTCAGACACGTTCTTTGAAAAGAGTTTAAGAGATGCTGGATTATCTTTAACGTTACCTGATGAAGAACAATATTTTAGAGATATGTTAAGAACAAAAGCAAAAGCTAAAGCAGAAAATCAGGCCTCTCTTTATGTAAAAGGTAGATTAGGTTTAGTAGTAGATGCAACAGGTAGAGATTATAATGTAATACACAATCAAGCAAGTCAATTAAAACAATTAGGTTATGATTGTTATATGATATTTGTAAATACAAGTTTAGAAGTAGCATTAGAAAGAAATGCTAAAAGAGAAAGAACAGTGCCAGAATATGTTACAAGAACATCTTGGCAAGGAGTGCAAAATAATATAGGTAAATTTCAAAACTTTTTTGGAATGGAAAATTTTATAGTTGTAGATAACAGTAAATCAGAACAAGAATTAATTACACAAACAATGAATAAAGTAAATGCAATTGTAAGAAGATATTTAAATACACCAATTAAAAGTTATATTGCTAAAAGATGGATGGCAAAAGAAAGAATGGCGAGAAGAAAAGATGTTTAGATTAATACAAGAAGCAGTAATAGATATACCTAGACGAACATACGCCAAAGGTGTATTTGATGATGCTGATACAAATAATCCAAAATTAAAACAAGGTGTATTAGATATTATAAACAATCAAATTAAACAATTCAATGAAATAAAGCCGGTGTTAAAATATAGTTTAGTAGGTTCTATACTTACAAAAACATATAGAGATGATGCTGATTTAGATGTAAATGTTTTATTTGATGTGCCATTACCAGATAGAGATGTGATAAGAAAAGAATTAGCCAAGTCATTAAGAAACATTAATGGTACATTGGTGCCAGGAACAAAACATCCTATTAACTATTATATCATTACAGATCCAAACGTAAAAGAAACAAACGATAAAATGGCCGATGCTGTATTTGATATTAAAAATAATACTTGGATAAGAAAACCAAAAGAATTTAAATTTGACGCTAAACGTTATGCCGCTGATTTTGAAAAAAAAGTTAAAGAGATAGATGTAGTACAAGGCGAATTAAAAAGAGATTTAATAGACTATAAAGAATTAAAAGAATTAAGTCCTGATGATGTATTAGACTTACAAGAATTAATAAATGAAAAATTAGATGAAATAGAAGATAGCATAAAACATTTAGTAGATATAGGAAACACAGTATTAAAAGATAGAGCAGATGCTTTTGCTACCGATATGACACCTGAAGAAATAAAAACCTTTGGTAGAAAAAATCAATTACCTAAAAATGTTATCTATAAGATGTTAGAAAAATACCATTATTTAACTTTCTATAAAGAATTAAAACACATATTAGAAGATGGAGAAGTAACAGACGCTGAAATTAGTTCTATAACAACCGAAAATAAAGAAGATGATACAGCAATAATGTACAAATTAATGGGTAGAGCAATGAAAGCTATGCCAGGTTCTATTATACAAAAAGAAATTATAAAACAATTAAATGTTTATAGAAAAAAATTAGGTATGGAACCTATAACAGAAGAATTAAATAAATCTTTTGCATTTACTTTTGGTAGATTTAATCCACCAACAATAGGCCACGAAAAATTAATAAGAACAGTAGCCAATCAAGGTGTAGATTATAAAATTTTTATAAGCAGATCACAAGACTCAAATAAAAATCCACTATCACCATCAGATAAATTAAATTATATGACTAAAATGTTTAAAAACTATGCTAGTCATATTATGGTTATGCCTACAAATATGGTATTAGAATTAGCAACAAAAATTTATAAAATGGGTTATAGAAGCATAATTATGGTTGTTGGTAGTGATAGAGTAAGAGAATTTGATACAATACTAAACAAATACAATGGTGAAAAAAATAGACACGGTTATTATAATTTTAAAAAAATAAATGTAGTGTCAGCAGGCGAAAGAGATCCTGATGAAGAAGGCGTAACAGGTATGAGTGCTAGTAAATTAAGAGATTTTGTTAAAAGAGGAGATTTTAAGAATTTTAAAAGAGGAGTACCTGGTAATCTATCAGACAAAGAAACAAAACAATTATTTTTTGACATAAGAAAAGGTATGGGATTATCCACATTTATTGGAGGTACTGAAGATGAATCAGCTTGGGACGCTTATGGCGGAACTGATCTTAAACCAATTGTTAGTTTAGAAACTTTTGAAGCACAACAAGTAAGAGACTTATACATTAGAGAAATGATATTCAATATTGGAGAACAAGCACATAACTCCAAATTAGATATAAAAGGAAAAGTAGTAAGACGAGGAACAAATTACATTGTATTAGAAGATACAAACAATAATTTACATAAATCTTGGATTTGGGATTGTGTACCTATATCATCAGATAAAGAAGTGGCTGTAAGAGAATACAATTTAGATGTTGATTATGGTTTTACAGCTGTATCTGAAATACAAGAAAAGGCCGGCCATACCGACCGATTACCACAAGACAAATCAGTGAGTAAAGAACCAGGCACACAGCCTAAAAAATATTATAAAGATTTATCAAAATCAGATAAAGAAAAAAGAGCGGCTCATTTTAGAAGCCAAGATACAACAAAAGGGCCTTATAAATCGGCCCCTGGCGATGAAAAAGCCAAAACAAAACCAAGTATTCATACTTTAAAGTATAAAAAAATGTTTGGTGAATTAAGGAAAGAATTGACACGTATGACAGATATAAAAAAAGAAGCTTATGATACAGGCCACGATTGGGCACAACATACTTCTAAGATGACACCAGGAGAACCTAATTATGACCCCAATTATCAAGGTTCTTCATATAAACCAAGTAAACCTGAAGATAATAATAAACAGGTAACTACACAAGATATAGAGGATTGGGCAAGTTCAAGTGAAACAATAGATAAATATAGAGAAAGGTACGGCGATAATTACCAAACAAAGATTGAAGAAGTAAAAACCAAGATGATGTCTTTTAAGGATTACGCTAAAAAATAATATGAGTTTTATAAAAGAATCTTACTTAGCATATAAAAAAGTACAAGAAGCTGCAGACCACGAAATATCAATGGCTCGTGGTGAATTAGAAGCTATCGCTGATAAAGCAACACAACTCGCTTCTATGCTGCAAGGTAAATCGGATGAAGGAAATCCTTTAGAAGCTTGGGTACAGTCTAAAATTACAAAAGCAAAAGACTATATTAATTCAGTATCAGATTATATGATGTATAATCCTAAAATAAATGAATCATACGAATTAGAAGAAAACACTTTTGAAAAAATTTACCAAATGCAACAAGATGGTAAATCATCAGAAGATATAGCAAAAGAATTAAAATTAAATCCAGCATTAGTTAAAAAAGTATTAGGTGAACAAGTAGAATTACAAGAACTTACAGATGCACAAATTGCTCAACTTAAAAAAGAATACGATCCATTAAAAGGTAAAACAATTACTACTTCACAATATCAACAATTAAAAAATATATTGTTTAAACTACAAGATGGTGATTTAGAAAAATTACAAAAACAAAATATACCATTTGCTTCAACAGGAGCTGGTTCAATATTAAGAGTAAGAAAATCACCAGTTAAAATAACAAGTGTTAAAGTTCCTGGTTTAGAAGGTATGGCCGAAGCAATAGATATGTCTAAAGTAACCAAATATAAAATGATTTCTATTAAAGGTGACCAAAAAGAAATTACAATAGATAGAAAAGATTTAGAAAAACATTTAAAACTAGGTTATGTGATTAAAGAGCCTTTAACAGAAGAAAAAATTGATTTACAAGAAAAACCTAGCAGAAAAAAACACGTTGTATTTAAAATAGGTGATAAGTTAGTAGCTAAAGATTTTAGAGGATATAATGATGATGAAATTGCAAAATCTATTGATGATTTTTTAAAACAAAATAGTAAATCAATAGTAGTTCAACAATCACCAATTCAATCTGTAAAAGAATCTTTTAAAGATAACATTGTTAAAAAGCTAGTTAAACCTGCACAAGATTATAATAAGAAAGCCGCTGAAATAAAAACTATAGATATGACAGATGGTTCAGCTCACGTAAGATTTCCTAAAGATGATACTAAAGCTATGGAATTTTATAAATCAAAAGGTTATAAAGTAACAACAAAGTATGAAGAAACAGAATTAGAAGAAGCTTGTTGGACAGGTTATAAAAAAGTAGGTATGAAGAAAAAAGGAGACCGAATGGTTCCTAATTGTGTACCAGAAGGATACGTAACTGAGTCAGGCGATATAGTAGAATTTGTAGAATTAAATGAAGGCCAATTTAAAGAAATCGATACTAGAAAAGGTGATCTTAAATTAGCAAAAGATAAAAAACAAAATTTAAAAGACAAATATAATGCTATTATGGCTGGTCAAGCGACTGGCGATGAAAACGCTATAGCAGATCAAATACAAAAATTAGAGATGTCAATTAAAAAACAAGAACAAGAATTAATTGATATAATGAAAAAACAAAGAGAAACTAAAAGAGAAGAAGTAAGTAAAGAAAAAGAAACTGAGTTTCATAAAAAATTAGATACTCTAGTTCATAAAACTTTTGGCAAAAGAAAAGACGAAAAGATGCCAATAAAAGAATCACATTTTAATGTTAACACACAAGTGTTATATAAAGGACAGAAAGCTCAAATCGTACAATTAAAACAACCACAGGTTGGTAATTATTACGTTGTTAAATTAGATAGTGGTGAAAACGTAGAAGCAAACCATAATGAATTAAAATTAGTAGAAAATAAAATAAATGAAGGAGCTAGAGCTTTAGTAGAAGCAATAACAGCTTTACAAAAAAAGGCAGATAAGTCAGGTATGCCGTACTCAATACTTAAACAAGTATATGATAGAGGTATGGCAGCTTGGAAAGGTGGGCATAGGCCAGGTGCTAGTCAGCATCAGTGGGCGTTTGCTAGAGTTAACAGTTTCGTAACTAAATCTTCAGGAACTTGGGGTGGTGCTGATAGTGATTTAGCGAAAAAAGTAAAAGGAAAAGAATAATGACAAGATATTTAGAAATTAAACCAGGCAGTATATCAGAAACTATCAAAAGATTAAGTGATGATTACCAGGCCATATTTAAAAAAGAATTAGAAAAAACAGGTAAAGGTATTGGTTCAATGACACCTGATGAGAAGAAAGCATTTTTTAATAAGATAGATAAAATGCATAATGCTAAAAATGAAGCAATGGATAGTAGTTGGATTAAAAAAGAAATAGATAAAGAAAAAAAAACTACATTAGTAGCTGCACCAGGTAATAAAGAAAAAGTAATTAGAATACCAAAAGAAAAATTAGCAGATTATAAAGCAAAAGGTTATGTTGAAGCCGAGAGTTACATACCTGAAGCAAAAAAAGTTAAAGAAGAAGAATTAACAGCTGGCCAAAAAAAATTACCACCAGCACTTCAAAAGGCTATAGAAAAAAAAGATAAGAAAGAAGAAGTAGAAATCACCGAAACAGAAGGCGGTTCAGGTGGCGGTATAGATGCTCTTCGTGCTATCAAAGGTAAAAGACTTAGATTACAAGGTGAGTTAGATGCTTTAAATAAAGATGACCCTAGTTATAAAGAAAAAGCAGCACAAAAGAGAAAAGAAATTGAAGCTCAAAAAGAAATAATGGCTCGTAAACAAAAAGAAGTTTATGGCAGTTACGACCCTAGTAGAGAAGATGCTTTAGATTTAAACGAAATTACTGACGAAGAAGAAAAAAATTATGCCAGACAAATTACATCTCTATCTAATGACAAAGTAATGGCAAGAATTAATAAAAAAGGTGATGAAGCAATAGCAGCTATTCAAGCAAAAATAGATAGTGTTAGAGCTGAAAGAGATAAAAAAAGAGCTCAAAAAAATGAAGAAGTAGAAATTACAGAAGGACAATATAAAGAAATAGATATTAGAAAAGGTGATTTAAAACTTGCTAAAGATAAAAAACAAGCTTTAAAAGACAAGTACAATGCTATAATGGCCAATCAAGCACAAGGCGATGAGAACGCA